TTAAGTTTTGGTACAGAAGGTATTACAACTAACGCAGATACGCATACTACCACAGTTGCTGATGGTGCAACTGACCCTGGTAGAGCTATGTATTTAAAATATACAGGCACACTAGACTCGGCCTGTACGATTACAATTGCACCAAATACCATAAGTAGGATGCAGTTTATTGAAAATGGCACAACTGGATCACAAAATATAATAATTTCACAAGGCACAGGAGCTAACATAACTATACCTGCTGGCGATACTAAAGCAGTTTACTTGGATGGTGCTGGTTCTGGAGCAGCAGTAGTAGACGCTTTTGCTAGTCTTTCTACAGTAGACCTTAAAGTACAAGACGATTTAACAGTTACAGATGATGCCTCAGTAGGTGGGGACTTAACTATAACAGGTGCTTTAACTGGAAATGGAACAATTAAATTAGATGGAAATCACCCAACAGCTACAGGTAATGTAGCCTTGGGAGACACAGCACTAGACTCACTAACGACAGGAACAGATAACGTAGCTGTAGGTAGTGATTCTGGTACAGCAGTCAGTACAGGAACAGACAACACTTTTGTAGGACACGATGCTGGTAAAACTGTAAGCACAGGGCAACAAAATGTTGCTGTAGGTTCACATGCACTTGAAACAACTACAGCAAATGAAAACGTAGCTGTTGGTTTTCAAGCTGGAGCGGGTATAACTACTGGAGCAAATAATGTTGCTATCGGAGCGAAAGCCTTAGATGTAGCGACTACAGGTTCAGATAATACTGCTGTGGGCGGTGATGCTATGGGTACAACTACCACAGCTTCCAACAATACGGCAGTAGGTAGGAGTGCCTTACAAGCGAACACTACAGGTGCTGGTAATGTGGCTTTAGGTAAAAATGCTTTAACAGCAAATACCACTGCCGACAGTAATACAGCCATTGGTAATGGAGCATTAGAAGCTAATACAACTGGAACTTTAAATGTAGCGATAGGTGTTTCTGCTCTTGATGCAAATACAACTGCTGACGCTAATACAGCAGTAGGTCAACAGTCACTAAGTACAAACACAACAGGTGCTACTAATACTGCGATTGGTAGTAGAGCATTACGAGATAATACAACCGCAGACAACAATGTTGCAGTTGGTGCTGATGCTTTGAAAGATAACACTACAGGCACACAAAATACTGGTTTAGGTGCAAGTGCTGCAACAGCCAACACCACTGGAGATTTTAATGTTGCTGTAGGATATTTAGCACTTGCAGCAAACACTACTGCAGATAGAAATACAGCAGTAGGTGCTTACGCACTAGATGCAGCAACCACAGCAGCTAGTAACGTAGCAGTAGGCACAGCAGCTTTAACATCTGCTACAACAGGTGGAACAAATGTTGCGGTTGGTGACCAAGCATTAAGTGCTGTTACTACGGGTATAAATAATACTGCTGTTGGTCATAATGCTTTGTTAAACTCTACAGCAAATGCAAACACAGCAGTAGGATTTGCTGCTGCGGATGCAACCACAACAGGTTCAGCTAATACAGCAGTAGGTAGTAACGCTTTACACTCAAATACAACAGGGTCACAAAATACTGGATTGGGAGAAAATACACTCTCAGCTAGTACGACAGGCAGTGATAACACCGCAGTTGGTTACAGGGCACTTTTATCTAATACTACAGGGGGAAATAACACGGCTGTCGGCAGAAGTGCTTTAGGAGCTAACACAACAGGTGCAACTAACGTAGCAGTTGGTGATGATTCACTTAAAAGTTGTACTACTGCTGCTGACAATACAGCAATGGGGCATGGTGCTTTACAAAACCTTACCACAGGTCATTCTAGTGTGGGTGTTGGTCGTTCAGCTTTAGATGCAGTAACAACTCAAAATAACAACACAGCAGTAGGGTTTTACGCTGGAGTATCATGTATAACATCCGAGTCTGTATTTTTAGGAACTCGTGCTGGAGATACAGTTACCACAGGTGGTGATGCTGTTTTTATAGGATTTAACGCTGGCGGTAACGTAACAACTGGTAGTAATAACTTAATTATAGGTAAAGATGCTGGTGTAAATAATGTAGCACTTACAACAGGTTCTAAAAATATTATTATTGGTGCTAATTCACGAACAGCAGCCTCTAATGCTGATAGAGGAATTGTTATAGGGGATAACGTACAAAATACAGCAGCAACGGATAATCAATTTACTATAGGTATGGATAGTACAACTACTACTATAACTATGGGAGGCACAAGTTGGGTTGGCTCTTCTGATGTAAGATTGAAAGAAAATATCAACGATCATAAGTTAGGTCTAGATTTTGTGAAAGATTTAAGACCAGTTACGTTTAATTGGAGAATGAAAAAAGACATTGATGCAGAATTAGACGGATACCATCCTACTTCTGAAATTAGATATAACGAAGCTGACGATTTGAAAAGCGGTTTTGTAGCACAAGAGGTGAAAGAAACTTTAGAAAAATATGAAGTTGATCCTAATGATTTAGAGATATGGTCAGAAAAATTTGATGGTACACAACAGTTATCACCTGGGGCTTTAGTGCCTATACTAACTAAATCAATACAAGAACTTTCATCTAAGGTAGAAGAATTAGAAACAAAACTAAACGGAGAATAATATGGCAGTAACAAAAGCTATAATAAAAGCAGTTCCTTACGTTAATAGCAACAACAAAGTTGATAAATGGGATTTACAAATGAAATATGAAAACAATAGCGAGGGTGATGCTACTTACTATTCTCATACATTTGGAAAAACTATTAATCAACAAGATATAACTTATGATGGTGATGGAAATGTTGTAGAAACTATAACGAACTTTACTTTAAAAGCAAAAGGTAGTTGGACCAAAGATAATCTCGAAGCTTTATTGCCTATATCAACATGGGATAGTGTTTTTGCTAGTCAAGTAGATAGCGTTATCACTAACCCGCCAGCAGAAAGTACACCAGATGAATCATTCAACGTGCCTAGTTAATGGTTGATATAACAGTACATAATATGCCTTCTGTTTTTGTTATGGAAACAGAAATGCCTATAAGTATGGTGAATGACTTAAATGATTATCTTGATGAATATAAAGAAGATCAAAATAAAAAATCATTAGCTGATACTTTAGTAGGGCAAATATCTCAGGGCGAACAATTACTGATGGATAATGATGATTCTAGAGTAAAAGAATATTCTAATTTTATATGTGGAATAGGTGCTGATTATGTAAATTATTTTTTTAATAACACAGGTAATAAACTAAAAACACCTAAAGCAGTCGAAGTAGATGAAACTTGGTCAGTACATAGTTATGCTGGCGACTACAATCCTATACACGATCACGGCACTAAAACTATTATGGGTATCTCTACTACTGGGTGGACTAAAGTGCCAGAACAGATACTTAACCAACCTACTGCTGGTTCACCACAATATTCTTTATACCAATCGTCAGGCGATTGTGATGGCTATATAGCTTTTAACTATGGTAGAAACGAACTAATGAATACAGAAAGACTAAGACCACCCCAGTCTTTTGTTATGAAACCAGAAGTAGGCAAACTATTAGTATTTCCTTCTTGGTTACAACACATGGTATATCCCTTCAAAGGTGAGGGTGAAAGAAGGACAGTAGCATCTAACCTTAATTGTTGGGATGTTACGCAACAAACAACACAGATAGGAGAACAGATATGAGTTGGTTAAAAAAATTATGGCAAAATGTTAGAGGCGTAGAGGATAAAACCGTCAGAGCAAGAGATGAAGACGGTAAGTTTGTTGCTGATGATAAATCTACTCCTGACGTTAACGAGGCCTACACTACTGTCGAAGTAGAAAAAGAAAAATAATGTCTACATCCCAAGACGCGTTACATAAAATAGAAATGCACGAAAAAGAATGTGCAATTCGCTACCAGAATATTGAGAAGCGTCTTGATGAAGGATCTGAAAAGTTTAAAAAATTAGAGAACATGCTCTGGGGTGTTTACCCTTTTATGGTAGGAGCCATAGTTCTAACAAAGTTTTTGTAGATGGAAGAGGAACTACACAACGAACCCACTATAAAAAAGAAGCTAGAACTAGACATAGACGTTTCACCTAACTATCTATCAGTCAACCCATTTCAAAAATGGATACATCTAGCGAAAACAGTAGACGCTTGGCGAATCTTCCCTAGAGTGTTTGTCAGCGTCTACATCCTACTACTATACAAAGTAGTTACCTGGTTTATGACCTTACCTGAACCAAATCTAGAACAATCAGCTTTAGTATCAGTTGTAGTAGGAGCAATGGCTGCAGTATTTGGTATTTACGCTGGGACATCTGGACAAAGTAAAAAGTTTAAAGGCGAGGATTAATCTTGGAAGCGTTCAATCTGATCGCTGAATTAGGTTTGCCTATTGCTGGCGCACTTATAATGGCCTACTTTATATTCTTAGTTATGAAACAACTTATGGATGGTTTGATTAGTGAAATACAAACCGTACAAGGTATAACCAAAATGTTAATTACAAGAGCATCTATTATGAATAATGACATGATTCGTATAGATACAAGCGTTTCTAGCGCTCTCAATCTACCTCCTGATCTAGACCGTATAGCAAGAGCAGAAAACTTTGTAGAGGACGGTAAAATAGACGCTAGAAGAGACTAAATGGATATAGTTCAAATAGTCGCAGACTTTGGGTTTCCAGTAGTTATGGTTGTAGGTTTAGGTTATTTCGTTTACTTTGTCTGGCAAACAATAACCAATAAAATAGATCCGTCTGTTCAAGAGATGAAGGCAACTATTATTCGTTTAACCGATCAATTAAGATTACTAGATCAAGACATGATAAGGTTGCAACAAAAGGTAAATACTGTTTTGGAAATAAGGGAGAACGAGGGGAAAAATGAAACAGCAGAACCAAAAAATAAAAAGCAAGAAGGAATTAGAAGAGTTGATTAAACAACAACAGGATAGACGTAATGGATAAGTGGGATAACATTTTTATTATTCTAAGCATTCTAAGCATCACACTATTTGTTGGTTATATAAGTGCAGATGAAATGACACATAAGTTTAAGAATCCTAGCTTCTCAGGTGTAAATACATCTAGTCATTATCTGACTATAGAAAACCAAGAGTTCAATAGAAAAGAAGCTATACGCGAGGAAATCAAAGCTTATGTAGAGGATCTAGAGAGAGAAGCAGACAACACCACTCTGGCTAGGTTTATACGTAATTTAGAGAGTAGAATATACGCGCAACTGAGCAGACAGTTGGTTGATAGTTTGTTTGGTGAAACTGCCTCTGATTTTGGTGTTCTAGAATTAGAAGGCAATACTATAGAATATAGGGTAGAAGACGACAAAGTAACATTAATAATTACAGATGAAGAAGGCAATACAACAGAAATTACTGTACCTCTTGGTTCTTTTACTTTCTAGTTGTGCATTAGTTGTAGATCCTTTATATAACGGCATACCACCTATACGTAGTGTTGAATCAGCAGAGGTTGGAGCTTTGCTAACCAATCTAGCAGAAGCCTCCCTTCCTGTAAAAAAACCTGTCGTAGCGGTTTATCCAAACTCTTTCAAAGATGATACAGGTCAACGTAGATCTAATAGTCAATATGCAAGTTTTAGCACCGCAATCACCCAGGCTCCTGATGCCTATCTTATAAGGGCTTTGAAACACTCTAATGTTTTTGATGTAGTAGAACGCAAAGGATTAGACAATCTTACTAAAGAACGACAGATAATAAGAACAACAAGAGAAAACTTTGATGAAAAACAAAAGGTAAAACCTTTACTATTTGCTGGATTATTGATGGAGGGTGGTGTTGTAGGTTACGAAACAAATATGAAATCTGGAGGAGCTGGTGCAAGATATTTAGGTATAGGCGCATCAAAAGAGTACAGACAGGACTCAGTAACCATTTCTTTGCGTACAGTATCAGTAAGTACGGGTAAGATTTTAATCGAAGTCTTAGTAACTAAGTCAATATTAAGTGCATCTGTATCTTCTGACGTGTTCAGATTTTATGCAAATAACACCGAATTAGTTGAAATAGAGAGCGGTATAGTAGAAAATGAGTCTATAAATATTGCTTTACAGATGGCTATCGAGACAGCTGTTTTACAAACAATAGAGGAAGGATATGAACGAGGATACTGGAAAACAAGTTCTTGAACTTTTAAGGGCGATTGTAGTTGGCTTCGGTTTGTTAATTTTATCTTTGCATTTGATAAGTGCAGACAATGAAATTTTTATAGACCAGTCAGGTGCCACATCAAATTTAGATATAGAACAGGTTGGAGGTAGCGGCAACATCATAGGAGGAGCTGACGCTACGGCGGGTAGTATGACCGCCTTGGATATTGACGGTTCAACTATGACTTTAGATGTTTTACAAAAAGGTAATACAAATAAATTCTTAGGTGATATATGGGCAGATAACTATACAGGCTACTTCTCATTTATAGGTGACACCAACACATTCAACATGTCTACAGATGAAACTAACGCTACAGGAGCAGATGGTTCTAACGTAAACGTACAAGTTACAGGAAATACAAACACCATGACACTGAACCATGCTATGGCAGCTTTGGCGGCTAACCTTGACCTTGATTGGACTGTGCAAGGTGGTAGTAACAGCATAACTGCATCTATAGATGTCGATGGTGCTACTAACTACATGAATATAGATGGTAATGATAATACTGTGACCTACGATGGTGATGGATATGCTGGTGGATACTTTCACCTTACTCACGTTGGAGGAAGCAGAACTTTTAACATAGATCAGGAATCTACATCTGATAATGACTGGCTCAAGATTACATCTGCTGGCTCTAGCGGTACTGTCTGTGTTACTCAGTCAGACGCAACTACTTCATTCGTCTGTTGAAATAGGATCTATTTCAGAAGTTAGAGGCAACGCACAAGTCCTAAGAGATAAAGCTTACGGAGCTGAGTTACAGTTTGATATACAACAAATGGATGATGTCCGCACAGAAGCGGGCAGAGTCGCCATAACTTTTGAAGACTCTTCTACAGTAAAACTGACAGAACATTCTAAGCTTGTCATAGACGAATACATCTACGACCCAGACCCATCTAAATCAAAAATGGCTTTGAAGTTTGCTAGTGGTACAGCAAGATTCATAACAGGCAAGTTCAATAACAAGAGCAATATATCTATACGTACGCCTACAGCTGATATAGCAATAAGAGGTACAGATTTCACCTGTACAGTAGATGAATTGGGCAGATCGCTTGTAATACTTTTACCTGATGAAAACGGTATATCAAGTGGTGAAATAATAGTATCTACTGCTATGGGTAGCGTCACTTTAAACAAACCATATCAAGCTACTACCGTTTCAGTTTTTGAAAACAACCCTACCAAAGTTGTAACATTGGATATATCACTAGATTTGATTGATAACATGCTAATTGTTAATCCACCGCAAGAAGTAGAACAGTCAATAGAGGAGTCGCAAACACAAGCTTCTGTTGATTATCTAGACTTTGACGACCTTGATATAGATTATCTTGCAGAGGACTTTCTTGATGCTGAAGCTGACTTAGAGTTTACAGAACTTGATGTAAATTATTTAGATGTAAATTTTCTTGAAGACTTACTAAACGTGCTGGATGCTCTTGCTATATCTAAAGAAGAGGACGCCTTAAAACAAGGAGGAGTTGGTATTCGTATTGTAGGCACAGAAATAGGCCAAGACAAAGATACGCAGATTACAACTATAGTATCTGGGCAAAATATTAGTTTGACCAGGACTGTAAGCCAAAGCGCTAAATTAAACCTAGATGGATCTGATAGCTATACAATAATACTTATACAAGATGGAGTATCTAATACAGTGAAAATAAATGGCGGTTCTTCAACAACTATAACAATCAAACAGGGATCAGGATGAAAAAAACTATCATATTTTTCAGTTTATTTATGGCACTTGGATCTGTTTATTATTTTCAACCTGTAGCCTACGAAATACTTAAATTAAAAACTTTTGATAGTTTCATACAAGAAAAGGAAGAATCAGGTAATTTTGTCGTGTTGAATATAACAGAAGAAGACATAGCCAATGAGGGTGGTTATCCTTTATCTCGCCAAACACTAGCTCAAATACATATCAATTTGCTACGACAAGGAGCTATGGGTGTAGGTTGGGTTATGGCTTTTCCACAACCCGATAGGTTTGGTGGTGACTTTGAGTTTACTGAAGCTTTAAAATTTTCTCCAAGTGTTTTAGCTATGTTTGAAGGTAAAGGTGAGTATCCGCCTACATCTGGCACTGTAATTCTAGGTCCTGAAAATACTGGTGGCATGATGGCAACAGGTGTCATACAAAATATAGATGTTTTGAAACATAACGCTAGTCAAGGTATAGCAGTTGCTCGTACAGATGCTGATAATTTAATACGTAGGCTGCCCTTACTGATGCGTACTCCTGATGGTTGGGTATCTTCATACGGTACAGAAGTTCTTAAAGTTTTGGCTGGAGCAGATACCTACGTTATAAGAACAAATGATAATGGTGTAGAAGAGGTAAGAGTAAAAGGATTGCCTCCAGTAAAAACAGATAGTCTGGGACGTAAGTGGATTTCTTGGGTTGTTCCACGTGAAACATCTTTAGCAGAGATGAATGTAGAAAATAAATTTGTATTTGTTGGGTTTACTGCGAAAGGTATTATGCCTCAACTCGCTACACCAGTAGGTCTACTAGAGCCACATAAAATACAAGCAGCGCTTGCTGAATCTATACTTATACAAGATAGTCCGTACATACCTGATTACGCATTGGCTCTAGAGTTACTAATATTTTTGTTCTCGTTAGTTTTTGTTTGGCTTGTATTGAATGTTTTTGGTATCACATGGGGAATATCATTTTTTGCTGTAGTGTTTGCATCCACAGCCTTTTACGGAGTATCTACTATACAAAATGGTATTCTCATAGATGTGACTTGGGCTTTAGTGTCACAATTTATTACAGCCACAGTAGCTTTCTATATACGTTTCAGAGAACAATACAAGTTAAGGCAGCAAATAAAGAAACAGTTTGAACATTACTTAGATAAACGTCAGGTTGCTATTTTGCAGAAGTCACCTAACAAGCTAAAACTAGGTGGAGAAAAAAGATATGCCACTTTCTTGTTTACGGATGTACGTGGATTCACTGCTCTATCTGAAACATTAGAGCCTGAACAAGTCACCTATATAATGAATAAAGCTCTGACAGCACAACAAAAGGCAGTACAAAAAAACGGCGGTATGGTAGATAAGTATATTGGCGATGCGCTATTTGCTATTTTCAACGCACCGTTAGATTTAGAAAATCACGAAAACAGAGCTATAGATTGTGCTTTAGAAATACAAAAAAATATGGCAGATCTCAATATAGAATTAGGTCAACAAAATATAGATCCAGTAGCTATAGGTATTGGTATTAATACTGGATATGCAGTGATTGGTAATATGGGTAGCGAAACGCGTTTTGATTATACTGCAATAGGAGATGCTGTTAATACAGCAGCTAGACTAGAAAGCGGTACCAAAGAAGCAGGCAGAGATTTGTTAATTGGTTACAACACTGCCATAAAAAGCGATTATAAGTTAGAATTATTAGAGCCTTTGAAAGTTAAAGGTAAAGAAAAGCCATTGGAAGTATATACATGGGATTTAAGCTAAGTTTAATTTTGGGTGGGCTGTTAATAGTAACAGTCGCAGGATCGGCTTGGTATATAGATTATCAAGCAGACCAAATCACTACGCTCAAAGGTAATCAGATAGTTCTAGAAACAGAAATACAAAAACAAAACGAATCTATAGAGCGCTATCTAGAACAACAAAAAAATCAACAAGTACAACTTGATCAACTAGAATCCGAAAAACGTGCAGCTATGGAAGACGTCAATAGACTACGTAAAACCTTTGCAAAACATGATTTAGATAAATTAGCTTTAGCAAAACCAGGACTTATACAAAACAGAATCAACAAAGCGTCTGCTAGAGTTATGGCTACTTTAGAAGAAATTACCAACCCCACTCAATTTGATGAAAAACTTACTACTAATTAGTTTATCTTTGATGATGGTCAGTTGCTCTTTGATGCAATCCTCCGTCAAACCAGTACAAGTAAAAAGTATTGCTGAAAGACCGCCGATGTATCATCCACCATTACCATATCCTATGAGTTTATCTGAGGTAGATTGGGAAATTATGACCCCTGAACTGATGAAAGAATACCTACAAAATCTAGAAAATGGAGACGCACCTGCACGTGCTTACTACTCTCTGTCTAGTAAGGAGTATGAGAATTTAAGTATGGATATGGCTGAAATTACCAGATATACCAAAGACGTTTTATCTATCATCAAGTATTATAGAGAGTACGATAAACCAAAAGAAGGGAAAAAAGATGAGTAAAACTCCAGATGAATTTGTATATAGAGCTACACTCGATCGTATAGTAGATGGAGATACTTTTGATTGCATCTTAGATCTTGGTTTTGATGTAAAACTCCATAAACAAAGAGTTAGGTTGGCAGGTATAGACACACCAGAATCTAGAACAAGAAATTTAGAAGAAAAGGCTTTAGGCTTAAAAGCTAAAGAAAGATTAAAAGAACTTTGCGAAGGTACGTTTAGAATTAAATCTTTAGGCAAAGGTAAATATGGCAGAATCTTGGGCGTTCCTTATACAGCAGATGGTGAAGATGTTTGCCAAAAACTCATCAAAGAAGGACACGCTGTTGAATACTGGGGCGGAACAAAGACAGGACACGTCAGAAAGGACGGTACTTGGGGCGAGTAATATGCAAATATCTGAAGAAGGCATATCTTTAATTAAACACTTTGAGGGATGTGGTCTAGAGGCATACCAAGACTCGATAGGTATTTGGACAATTGGATACGGTACGATTAAGGGTGTCAAAGAGGGCGACCAAATAAATCAAGACGAAGCAGAGCATTTACTACAAGAAGAAATGCCTGAATATGAAGGTTACATAAACGAAATGGTAAATGTCCCTTTAGCGCAAAACCAATTTGACGCGCTTTGTTCTTGGGTGTTCAATCTTGGCCCCAAAAACTTATCTGAAAGTACTTTACTTCGCGTTCTTAACGACGAAAAATATGATGAAGTGCCAGAACAAATAGTTAGATGGAACAAAGCTGGAGGACAAGTCTTAGAAGGTTTAGTAAGACGAAGACAAGCTGAAGCTGATATGTTCGAAGGAAAAAAATGGGAGAAAGTGTAGATGGCATATTCTAAAGTACAGTTCAGACCAGGTATATACAGGGAAGGTACAGCGTACAGTAACGAAAATGGATGGTTTGATTGCAATCTGATCAGATTTAGAGAAGGCAGAGTCGAAAAATTTGGCGGTTGGCAAAAGTTGACTGACAGCACTTACTTAGGAACAGCACGTGCTTTACATAATTGGATTTCATTAGATGGGAATAAATTTTTAGGTGTTGGAACACATCTGAAATATTACATAAAAGACGGTACAGCTTATTCAGATGTAACGCCAATACGTAAAACAACAACAAATGCAGCTACTTTCGCTGCTACTAATGGATCTTCTACTATCACTGTAACTGATAATAGTCACGGAGCCGTAAATGGTGACTTTGTAACATTTAGTGGGGTTGATAGTAATGGATTGGGTTCTGGTGGAAATATAACACAAGCAGTCTTACAACAAGAGTATCAAATAGATTTAGTAACTGGCACTAACACATATACAATTACGGCCAAAGATACTTCAGGTTCAACGGTTACAGCAAACTCAAATGACTCTGGTAACGGAGGTTCTGGCACTGATGCTGTTTATCAAATAAATACTGGACTAGATGTATATGTGCAATCTACAGGTTGGGGTGTAGGCACTTGGGGGGCTAGTGGTTGGGGTAGTGCGACTTCATTAGGTGGCAACAACCAACTAAGACTTTGGACACATGATAATTTTGGTGAGAATCTTATTATGAATACAAGAGGTGGCGGTATTTATCGTTGGGTTGAAAACGATGGTGTAGGTACAAGAGCGGTTCAACTATCAAGCGTGTCAGGTGCTAATCTAGTTCCTACTGTTGGTTTACAAGTTTTGACATCTGAAGTTGACAGACATCTTATAGTTTTAGGCGCTGACCCAATATCGGGTAGTAGTAGAAGCGGAACAATAGACCCCATGCTTATAGCATTTTCAGATCAAGAAAATGAGTTGGATTTTGAACCATTAATTACTAATACTGCTGGATCTTTGAGATTATCATCAGGCTCAAGTATTGTGGGGGGTGTCAAAGCAAGACAAGAAATCGTTATATTTACAGATACTTCTGTTTACTCTATGCAGTTTGTAGGTTCGCCTTTGACTTTTGCTTTGAACTTAATAAACGAAGCATCAGGTTTGATTGCACCAAAAGCTGCTATAACTTCTTCTACTGGTGTGTACTACATGAGTTATAACAATTTTTACCTTTACAACGGAACGGTACAAGAATTACCTTGCAGCGTACACAACTATGTTTTTGGTGACATAAATCAAGATCAAGCGTACAAGATACAAGCTTTTACAAATAGCGAACACAATGAAGTAGGTTGGTTTTACCCATCTTCGTCTAGTTCAGAAATAGATAGATACGTCATTTACAATACACAACAAGAGGTTTGGTACTATGGACAGCTCGTAAGAACTGTCTGGTTAGATGCTGGTGTTGAGCCTTATCCACAGGCTACTGATGGAGGAGTTCTGTATCAACACGAAATAGGTTTTGACAACGATGGTAGTGCGATGACAAATGTTTTTGTAGAATCTAGCGATTTTGATATTGGAGATGGAGATCGTTTTACCCAAATATCTGCACTTATACCCGATATAAAATTTATAGAAGATGCTAACGCTGGTTCTATGAACGTGGTTACAAAAGTACGAAACTTTCCAGGTGATTCTCTAACAACTGATTCTACTTCTGAAATATCTTCATCTACGCAAAAAATAAATCTTAGAGCTAGAGGCAGACAAGCTGTTGTACGGTTTGAATCAAATGACGATGCTTCTAATAATGGTAATCTTTCGA